TTCAGATAATTAACTCTCACCAGGTTTCGGCCCTCATGTTTCATGACCAGATGGCAGACTTATTTGATTTTCTCGGGTTGATGGGCTTCAAACGGATGCACGAGTACCAGTACCTCTCCGAATCTGCGGAACACCGGGCGCTAAAGCGGTACTATCTCAACCATCATAACAAGCTGCTGAACGAGCTGGAAGTATACCGCCCCAAGGAGATCCCCGATGACTGGTATCGGTATACCCGCTTTGACGTTACCCAAACCGTCAGAACTCAGGCCATTGAGAAAGCCTTTACCCGATACAGCGATTGGGAAGCCGAGACCAAAGAGCTGTATGAAAGCTGTGCCAAAGCCCTGCTTGATATGGGTCATGTGGCTGATTACTGCAAGGTGAAAAGCCTAGTATGTGACGTTGATATGGAGCTGAAGGGTTTGGATCGGCTTTTCCTTACTCTAAAGTCAACCGGGTTTAGTGACGTGTACATCGCATCTATCCAGGATGAGCTCCATGAGTGCTATCGCAAAAAGGCCAAAGAGATCGGCGTTGACATATGCTAAACTAGAGGGGGCAGTAGCCCCCTCAAAATTTTTTGAAAAATCTTCAAGAAACTCCTTGCGTTCTTCTGTATTCTGTGGTAGAATAACCACAGTAAAACAAACCCAAACACTGAACGGAGGACAAGATCATGAACGAATACGTAGCAACGAACAACGACTTCACCAAGTTTGAGGGTGAGGCAATCAGTCTTATCAAGGTTGACAAAAACGGAACCCACTGGTACATTGACAGCCGTTGCCCCAAGTGCGGCGGCACAGGTATCATCCCCTATTTCGGTCACGTGGACCATGGTGTATGCTTCAAGTGTATGGGGTCCGGCAACGGGGAACAAAAGTTCAAGGTCTACACGGAGGAATACCACAAGACCCTGAAGGAAAAGCGGTTTGCTCGCAAGCACAAGGAAGCTCTTGCACAGAACCCCGCTTGGTTGGAGAAAGAAGGGTTCAGCCCTGAGGGAAAGACCTGGATTGTTCTCGGCAAGACCTACGAAATCAAGGATCAGCTCAAAGAAGCAGGGGCAAAGTTCAATCGCACTATTGGATGGCACTTCAGCATCAAACCTGAGAACTTCCCCGTCCACGAGATCAGCGTTGACACTGAGACCCCCTACGGTGAGCCCATCGTTGAAACGAACGAATATGGGGCCTATCGCTACAACCTGGACCATGACCTCATTGAGGATTATGTGAAGGGTATCAATGACAAGTACCTTGCCTCTATTGCACCTGAAACCCGGTATGTTGGTGAGGTTGGTGATAAGGTCAGCTTTGAGACCGTGACCGGGAAATGCGTGGCTTGCTTTGATACTCAATGGGGAGTGAGCTTTATCTACAAATTCATTACGGCCGAGGGTGATACCCTGGTTTGGAAAACCTCTAAGGATCTGGACCTTGACAAGCCCGTCAGCATTAAGGGCACTGTAAAGGAGCTCAAGGAATACAAAGGAGTAAAGGAAACCGTGCTTACCCGGTGCAAGGTGTGTTAAAAGGAAGAGGCCCCATTACGGGGCCTCTTTTTCTGTGCGTGTATTCCAAAGTTCTAGTACTCTTAGTATGGCTCTTCCGTCCCGTTTGTCATCTTTTACAGGGACTGTCCCGCTTGAGCATCTAGTACAGTATACCCGGAATACAGGGTCAAGGTTATCACATCCAGTGTACATTTTAGCTCTATCCCCGCAAAAGGGGCACGGTTTCAGGTCAAAGGTCATCGGTATTCCCTTCTTTCTCCATTACATACTCAACAATATCACGTTTCAGCCGTACAGCCTCTATCACGGTGCTGTCTATGGTAGGCTTGCCATTCGCCATATCAGCCACAAAATGGAAGTAGTAAACCGGGCGGGTTTGTCCGGGGCGGTGTATGCGCTTTTTACTTTGCAGGTACAGGGCGAGGCGGTCGGTCATGGTGTAGTATATGCAGTACCGGGCACGGGTGAAGTCTACACCCTCCGAGCCCTTTGAAAACTGTACCCCTAGTACCGTGGTTTTCCCCTCTTGCCATTCGGCCTCGCTATCCACCCTACCAGAGAGCTCGCTGTAGCCCCGCCCTAGCTCCTCACAGGCTGCTTTTACCTGTCGCAAGTCATAGGTATACTGTGCGAACACAACGACCGGCTCAGATGGTTCTAGGGCCTCTAGGAGGTCTTTTAGGGTTTCTTTACGAGCTGTATCCAGCCGGAACAGCTTTTTATCCATGGTATCGTTCACAGTAGACACAAACCCGCTTGCAACCTGCCTTTTGCGTATCTGCATGGTCAACGAGTTCTCTGCTTCGCAATACCATTCCCCATTCTTTAAGATGCCGTCCTCACATAGCCGGGTATAGACCCGGCTTGCTTTTTCTGATAGACAAAAATGCCTCACCCGGTTGTTTTGCCTAGGTAACTTTACGCTGGATGGAATTTTAAACGCGATGGAAAACACCTTTTCCCGTAGCTCGTCAAGGTTCTTGTAGGGTTGCTTCTTGTCCAATATGGTATACCCGACAGCCATTGAGCGACGGAGGTCTATGTTCTGGTATCGCTCCTTGAATTGGGTGTAGTTTGTGCCAAAGATAGACGGGTCAAGAAAGCGGTATTGAGCATACACGTCCATCGGGTTCTCTGCGAGCGGAGTACCCGTTACAAGATACCTGTTGGGTACCTTGCGCCCTAGACGTGTCAGGAAGCGGCTGCATTTACTAGCAGGGGACTTTATACGGTGACTCTCGTCGCAAATCACGCAATCTATAGGGACTGTCTTGCGTAACAGGTAAGCGGCAAACTTGTCCCGCCATATGCCCTCATAGTTTACCAGGACCACCAGGGTCCCCCTGAGACCGCCCTGCTTGCGTTGTGCAAGCTTTTGGGACATTGCCTGTACCTTTTTGGGGGTAGCGACCCCGGACAAATTTAGGACGTTTTGTGGAGGGATATTGGAGTGCATCTTAAATTGCTCCACCCATACTTCGCACCCCTTATTTGTGCAAGCGATAACGACCGTTTGAAAACCCTTGTTTACAATTAGGTCAATCATCACTTTGCTCTTCCCGGTTCCCATGTCTGTATACAAAGCCCCGGAAGACCGCTGCATTAGAAATTCTAAGGCGAGACGTTGGTGCTCCCAGGGCTTTGTCTTAAAATATAGCCCGTCGGTCATACTTCTGGTATCGTAAACCATGAACAGAACCCCCACGGGTCATATAGGTTGAAATGCCCTACGTCACCATTGTCTAAGTGCTGTATGAGCCACTCAACGCTCGCCTTGTTATAGACGATCGCTGTAACAGCCCCGGCCTTCCCCCACTTTTTCAGGTTGTGATTCTGTTTTGCGCTTGCTATGTTTCCATGGTCGGGGGTTTTCACCTCTATTCGGATGCTTCTCCCCCTATAACAAGCGTTTATATCAGCTCTACCGGAGCTGGAGCTGGAACCCTTCACTTTTTCAGCGATACAGTTAGGCAAACTGTTCAGGTAAGAAATAATGCTTTTCGTGATGCTGGACTCAAGTGGCACTTTGCAGCCCTCCAAATCTATCGTACCGCAAGCTCAAGCGGTGCAGCCAAAAGCCGGGAGCCATGTTATCGGGTATACCCTTGTCATCAATGTACAAGTCAGCATACACCTTCCGGGTATCGTTGTTGAACATAGCTCTCACTTCGGGCAGGTTCTCATTGACGGCGTCAAAGTTCAACCCGGCCCGTTTGCAGTAGTCCACGGCGGCTTGCAGTTGGTCATGGTCCCTAGACGTCCACAGGATCAGTTTCACCCCCTTGCTTTGCAGGGCTTTGAGCATATCAATCATACCGGGCTTTTCCTTACCAATTTCGGGAAAGTTATCCTCAACAATGGTACCGTCAAAGTCAACGGCCACGATTTTCGGCAGGGTACCCATTACCTCTTTGCTTACAGTGTTCTCTTGTGTGTTCATGTTTAGTCTCCTTTTCTTGCAGCTATTTCTATCCGCATATGCTGAGAAACCCACATTCTCATCCACCCGTGGATGCTAGGGTTTTCCTCCCTATTAAGGGCATACAACTCGGAATACTCGTTCTTGTACTTTTTGTCAACCAGATACCGTAAACGCTGGATGTCCTCAAAGGTTGACATACCCATCTTTTCGTTAAAATCACCTTGTGCCCACATGGAAAGGAATGCCCCAAACTCGGATTTTTCGCATTCTGTATACTTGAAAAATTCATCGTATAGATCAGAATACACATAGCAGAAGTGGACCCATTTCCATTCGTCGTTTCGTATGACCTTAACAAGGATCTTGCTTAGTTGAGGCATTCCATCACCCCTTACTTACC